AGGAAGATGGACTCCACAAAGTTCGCCGGCACGGGCAGCGCCACGCCGGGGTCGGTGTGGCCCGCATCGTTGTTGTACACATCCGCGCGTGTGAGCTCTCCCAGCGCGGTGCGCGCTTGAAACTCCAGCACCGTGTCCGTGCTCACATACCCGGAGATCATCATGCGCAGCTTCACCGCATTGTTGGAAATGGCAGACTCAATGAAGTAGCGTACATCGCCGCCGCAACTCTGCGACAACTCATCACGGCTGCCCGCAGCAATGAGCGTGCGCTTGCTGCCGCGAAAACGCACCGGCTCCAGCACGGTGATGATGTCTCCGTCCAGCTCCACCGTGTCCACGTTCACCGTGGCCGTGCCGCTGGTCGTGCTGGACAAATGCGGAAACTGCAGCGTGGCGGTGCTGCCGGTGATGGAAAGGATGCGGTTCATGGCGGGGTCCCCCGGCAGATCCACCCAGCAGCCTGCGGCCCATGAGGGAAAGCTTCCCGTGGCCGTCATGCCGCCATGCGTGAGGCCGCTCACAGCCACCGGAGTGGGCGCGCGGAAGTAGGCGCTGCGCTGCTGCTTGGCCGCAAAGAGCGGGCCCAGCGCCGCCATCTGCTGCAGCGCCGCATTGCACGCGGCCAGCGCATCTGGCAGTGGATCTTCGTAGTCGGAGCCTCCCGCGTAGGGGATGGCGCGCTGCTCCACCCGCAGGTAGCTCAGCATGGTGGCGATGGTTTCACGTACAGTCATGATCAGAGGGTGGTGAGGGGTGTCGTGCGGGTTTCAGGCAGGCTGATGCTCACATTGTCCAGCGTGGCGATGATCTCCGTCTCCAGCGCCAGCCGGTAGCTGCGGCCCTCGCGCATGAGCTCGCCGCTGGCGTAGCGGCCCACGTAGACCTGCGTGCCGCAGTCCAGCGCCGCACACTGGCACTCCGGCCCGCGTGCGACGATGACGGCCTCCATGCGCGTGCTCGCGCCCTGCACGGCGGTGGGCAGCACGATGCCGGCTGCGGTGGTCTGCTCCTGCGGCGTCACATCGAGCAGCAGGTGATTTTTCAAAGGGTGAATTCCAGGTGGTTTCATCGTCGTGTGGTTGTTTGTGTTATCTCTTGGTATTTGTGGTCAGAGTAAAAATGCAGTGTCATCAGCAGCGGCTCGTCCTCGTCCTCCTACTCGAACTCGGCTTGCCCTTCGTAGCTCGTAGAGCGAAGAATGGGTCCTCGTTCCTTCAGCTCCGCCTTCACCCAGCCGGGTGGCGCGTTCATCAAAGCTGCATGTCGGGGTCCGCTTCATAAAATCGAAATCAATGGCTCAGAGTCTGTTATTGGTTGCGAGAGTCCTCATCACTCACGCCTTCCGCCGCACCCAGCCCGCATTCGCCAGTTCGATCCGCGAATCCGCCTGCCCGATGGCCTCACGCAGCGCGCCCTCCGCCACGCCCAGCAGCGCCGCCAGGGCCTTCAGCCGCTTCGGCGGCTCCACCAGCGCATACGCCGCCTCATGCAGCGGCGTGCCCGCGATGTGCGGCGGCTCCGCAGCCTGCACGCTCGTGGCCGCCACGGAAAGCGAGGCGGGCGCAACGGTCGGCTCAGCACCCGGCCCAACCACGTTTCGGGTGTCAGTGCTCGTGTCCGTTGCGCCCATTTCGGTGAGATTTGTTGAAGGCGCGGGCTTCGCCTCCGTCGGAGCATCCAGCGTCACCACCATCGCGTGCGGCAGCCGGCGCTGTTCCATGAGATCATGCGCCAGGCGTCCCTTCCCGGCCTGCCACAGGTGCAGCGGCACCCGCAGGATGTGCCCCTCCTGCGCCGACTCAAAGCGGAAGATGTAGGAGCGCGTGCCCTTGTCGTGAAAATCATACGGCGCCGTGTTCCCCACGCCGACCAGCTTCACGACGACAAGCGGCTCATCCGCGCGGCGATGCTTCGCCAGCAGCGCCGAGTCAACGCGACCCGGCAGGGTGATCACAGTGGAGAGAGAGGAACAAGGTGTGGTGCTGGGCTTCATAAAAGGTGAAAAGTAAAATGGGGTACGTGCTAAGTTAAAAGTTCGCCGGAGCGGTTCTGTTCGTCCTCGTCCTCGTTCTCCTACTCGTCCTCAATCAATCAGCTCCGCATCCACAAGGAGTGCGCGCATTTCTATCAGCGAGTTAGAGGTTGAATCAGTCAGAGGGTGTAGTGGAAGTTAGCAATCTCCTGTTTCCTCCCTGGGGCGCTTGCCATTGGCCGCACCCGCAAGGGAGGCAGGAGGAAAAAGTGAAAAAGTAAGTCGAGTTAGATTGAAGTTATCTCCTGGAATCCTCCTCTTCCTCCTACCCCTACTCTTCCTCCCTTGGCTTGGCCGTCCGTTCAATGAACGCCCGAGTAAAGGGAGTAAGAGTAAGAGTAAGAGGAGGAGAAAGATTGAGTGGAGTGCTAGCCCGCACGGTGCTTTTCTCCGACACCGTGCGGGCCGCTGTGTCGCATTACGCGCTCAGTGTCGGCACCTCGAGGCCGGGATGCTGGCCGGCGTGGCGCAGCACCGAGTAGCCGCTGGTCTTGCCATCCGTGCGGATGCAAGGTGCCTGGCCAAAGATGGTCTCATAGCCGCCGCCATCCACGAACGAGTAGTCGTCCTTGTCGCCCACGAGGAGGTCATCCCCCACATAGGCGCGCACGGCCGTGTCCTGGCCGAGGATGAGGCTGCACATGTCCACCGCACCATTGGCATTGCACGGAATGATGTAGGCACCCGCATCAAACTGGGATGTCCAGACAAAGTCCGGCGAGCAGTTGGAGGTGGCGCCAGCGCCGCCTGCATGCCGGTGGTAGGTCACGCCATCTGCGTCCAGGCCCCAGTTGTCACCCGTGGCCACAAAGTTGCCCAGGGTGGCTGTTCCGAGAGCGGACAGGTCAGCGCCGACACTAGGATCCAGAATCGCATTGATCGCGATCTGGTTGCCGTTGTTGCCCGTGCCCAGCCAGCTCACAAAACCCACCGAACCATCCGGATTGATCACCCAGCCATAGTAAGTGGCGGAGGTGATGGCCGAGTAGAAGCTCGTCCACGCCACACCACCGGGGGCGGTGGTGGCGGCGCTGGTGGACTGGCCCTCATACCACTCATAGGCGTAGCCGCCCATCCACGCCATGTAGGGCGTCTTGGTGTCCGTCGCATGGCTCTTGAGAACGCAGGCCGCAGCCGCGGAGTCCACACCGAATCCGGTGGAGAGCATCGCACGCGGGGCCAGCGGATCAGCGCACTGGTCGTTCTCAGGGTCCACAGACGCATGCTCAAAGAGGCCCACGCCGTTCCAGTCCAGCAGCTTGCCGGAGAAGAGCGGGTTTTCCTCATTGCTGCGTGCGCCGCCGTGCAGGGCCGCCTGCTCATAGCTGCTGGAGTTCTTGATGCTGGCGATCGCCGCATCAGGAATGTACACCATCGGCTTGTAAACCGGGCTGCCATGCTTGCTCGTCACCACGATGCTGCGGCCGCCGAGACGGCGCCACTGCGGGATGGCGTTCGTGATGCCCGAAGGCGTCAGCGTGTCCAGCGCATTCAGGCTGGCCAGCGTCTTGCGCGCATTCGGGTAGATGGTGTTGCCCACGCCCTGCAGCTTGAGCGCCATCTTCATGTCGTTCATGCGGCGGCGTCCCAGCTTTTCGCGCAGGGCCAGCAGCACGGCGGATTTCACCCCGCCGCCTCCCGCCATGAACTTCAGCTGCTTCTTGGTGAACTTGAAGGCATCGCGCCAGAAGTCCACCACGCAGCCGAAGGTCTTGAAGTCCACGCTGGACTCATTCCCGCGCAGCGGCTGCTCACCACGCGCACCGGGGCCGCGCGGCTGGCTCATGACTGTGAATTTGACCTCGTCTCCCGCATGCGCGGAGGCGATGTCCTTGCGAACGATGAAGGGCTTTCCGGAGCCCTCCCCGCCCTCAAACATCGCAAAGTCATCCACCGAGCGCGCCCCCTTGCGGAGCTGCTGGGAATAGACCTTGGCGACGACGGACGGATCAGCCGCGACGGCGGCTGCGAGTGTGGATACGACGGATTCAGCGTGATAGGCGCTCATATATGTGTGTCTCTAAACGAGATGTGTTGTCTGTTGTGTTTGGATTGAAGATTAACGTGTGGTATCATGCGGCAGTTCATACCATCCATAGTCCGAAAAAGGCCGGCTAGTGCCGCACTTTGACGGAGGTCAGCCTGTCCAGACTGTGGATGAACGCGTCCTGCTGCTCAGGTGTCAGCTTGTCGATTTCCGCCATCGCCGTCTGGGGAGACAGCGCACCGGCGGAGAAACCGGGGCCGACTGGTGAACCGGGCAGCCGCATCGAGTGTCTCGGCGCTGGCGGTATCAGTGACGTGCCTTTCGCGTGACCCGGGCTGTTCGCCGCATGTCCTTTGAAAAACTTGTCGATCACCCGCCGTCCGATCTTCTCAGGCCAGTCAGGATGATTCAGGATTGGGTCGCTTTTTGCCTCTGCAAGCAAAATTTCATCATCACAGTAAGAAACAAATCCCGTGTCCTCATCCGTGATCAAATCCGAGAACTGATCCATCATGCGATTGTGGCTTTCCGCCTGCTGGCCCTGCCAGTGGTCGCTCATCACCGCCGCCTGCCGCCGCGCCTCACGCAGGTCCATTTTCAGATCCGTCATCTGCTCCAGCAGGTCCGTGGCCGCCGGGTCATACGATTCCTTCGCCTGCTTGTACTGGTGCTGCAGCAGCGTCAGGTGCTGCTCCAGCTCCGCCACCTGGGGTGCCGCCATCTGCGCCTGCGATTCATCAAATCCCGGCGCTTCATCCTGCGCAAAACCATCCCCCGCCTGCGCCTGCGCCGCGATGCCAAACGCCTGCGCAAACGCATCTGCGGGCGTGCTCCCAGCGCGGATCATGTCCAGCGCCTGCACCGTGCGTGCACGGTCCTCCAGTTTCAGCGCCTTGATGGACACACGCGCCGGAGCAAAGGCAGACGCCTCATCCCCCGCGCCGCCGCGTGGCTCCTCCTGCGGCTGCACCGCCGCCAGCGCCGCCTCCACACGCTCCGGATCACCGCTCTCAAAATCCTTGATCTGCGCGTCCGTCATCTTGGACAGGTCCGCGCCCTGCAGCGCCTCGTCCAGCGAAGCCAGCCCCGGCACCACCTCCGCCGGGGTCGCCCCAGCGGCGTCGCCTCCCGCAGAAGAAAGGCTGTCGAGCACCGCGCTCGCATCAGCCTCGGAAAGATTTTCAAAGACAGCCCCCGCCTCGGCGGCGCTGGGGGTGGATGGCGTGTAGTCGTCAGGCATATCAGTATGTGGTTGTTCGTGGTAGCAGAATGAAAAAGAAAAGGCTGGATTCGTGGGAGGCTGCTGGCTGCGTCATTCACCCGCCCAATGCGCCCGGCGGATATCCCGCATGGCGCATGCTTTGGTCAGGCTTGCATGAGAAAAGTCTTGGGTCCGTTTTTCAGGAGTCAAGCAAGATTATGCAAAAATAATATCCATGGCACCACAAATGGTCATTCGTGGTATGTCCTTGGGTGACAGCCCCGCCCGGGCGGGGATCAAGCCGCACACCTCACTCCCACACCAGCCGCACAAACTCTGCCGCGCCGCCATTCCACGGCACCGCATCCTTCACCGCAGTACCCGGCACCCGCGCGCAGATGCCCAGTTCATCCACCTGCGCCCAGTCCTTCAGCGCCACGCCCTTGTCAGACACAAAATCCGCAGGAGCCAGCACCAGACTCTGCGCCTCCGCACCGCCCGCGATCTCGCGGGTGCACAGGTAGCTCGCGCGCGGACCGCGATAGCTCCGCCAGTCATTCTCCCGCACCACAAACGTCAGCCGGTTCGTCTTCGGCATCTTCAGCGTCACCTTCAGCCGCGCCCCCTCGGGTGCGCGATACAGCGGGTCCGTCACCTTCCGCGTCCACATTTCCTGATGCGTCAG